CCTCCCAGAACGGGATGACGTCCACCGTATCCTCCGGGCAGTTTTTCGGCGTCAATATGTCATGCAGCGCGACGATGTACCTGGTCATCGGGTAATACATTTCAAAATCAGCCTTGACGCCGGCATAAGTATGCAGGCCGTCGATAAACAGAAGATCGATCGGACGGCCGCCAAGCATTGCGGCCAGTTTGTCCCTTGTCTCAGGAGATGCTGAATCCCCGCGGATATCCGCAGGCGCATTTCGATCAATGTCGATGCCGATATAGGTCGCGCCCAGCAGCTCTTCATAGAAACGCCTCTGGGCTCCGTCCAGGATGCCGATCTCGACGACGACCGGATGGTCGACGCCATGGGCTGCCAGGTATCCCCTGGCAATATTCAGATAGGTCAGCCATTCCGGGATGTGCTGGTTTAGCCGTTTTTTGTCCGTTTCAAGGGACTGCAGGATGGATTCAAACTGGTCTTTCATAAGCACCTTTCAGTAAAATTATCATAGAGTTGTACGTTTATCGCTGGGATGGCCATTGCATCCGCTGCCCAGCGTATCGCCTTGTCAAAGGCCTGCATCATGTTCGTTGCCTCCAGGTTGATCAGTTCATCGCACCAGCCGGAGGCATTCCGGTAGAGGGGCCACTCATCCCGGAGATCTGTCATAAGGTCATGGTAATTCCGTTTCTGCACAGCCAGCGGGCTGGCATAGGTGACGCAGTATCCGGATTTCCAGAGACAGGCCTGCGCCATGTACCCGCGCAGTATGTCCGTCACGCGGTCCGATACTCCGACCGGCAGGAACATCAGCGGGAAAAGTTCCTTTTTCCAAAGCGTGGACTGGGAGTTGATCGGGCAGAACGTCCCCGGGAACAGGGATATTTTCCTGTTCGGGCAGAATTTTACCGGCTGGCCGATGATCAGGCGATAAATCGCATCCGTGTCCGGATCGTCGTCAACCAGGTACTGGATGATCCCCCAGGGCATTTTCCGCGTCATTTCGATCGAGTCGTAATGCCGGATAAGGTCCAGGGGAAAACCGCGGGGCCAACAGAGGCCGTCCGCAAATTCCCGGTAAATATTGATCCATCCGGTTGCCGGAGAGGATTTCAGCAGATCAACGATGGAATAGTCCATCAGCGGATCCGGCGATTCCATGGAATCAAAATTGATGACCTTGTCCGCGCCGTGATACGGGATGTTGTCGTCATCGCTTTCGTAGATGTAATCGGCGCCCTGCTGCATGGCATACAGATAACCGAGGTTTTTCCGCGTGTAGGTGTTCAGGGGAAAGTCAGAGGCCAGGGAGCCGAAAATCTCCGCTTGTTCCTCCAGCCCGAGGTATTGAACGCCGTCACAGGACCATCCGGCCGGCGTTTTCTGATCACCGACCACGATGACGTCCCATCCGTTCCAGCCGGCATACTTCCGTATGGCTTCCGTCGGATGGTTGATGGTCGTGATGACAATAAACTTTTTCATGCGGCCATCTCCCCCAGCAGGTCCAGATAGACAACGTAATCGTTCGGCACCCATTTCTTGAGTTGTTCGCGGCCGGGATCCTCCGGATGCAGACGGTAGCTTTCCGTTTTATGGCCGATTCCGATGCCATGGCGCCCAGGAATGCCCTTGATTCCGGCATAGAGGGATTCATCATCATCCACAAAGATCAGCGAGCGGATCTCGTTTTTCGTGCCCTTGCTCTTTTGCACCCTGGTCCATAGACGGTCGTCAAGCCAGGCGGTTTCCATCCCGGCCAGCACGCATTCGGTGAAGATCGAGAGAAACGATTTCCGGAATCCGGTCTGCGCCAGTGACGCATGGAACATGTTTTTGTGGATGTCATATCCGCCGGTCTGGATATGGTAATACTTGGAACAGCCGATGCCGACGACTTCATAGTCATCTAGGCGCCTCGCCATTTCCTCGACGTATGCAGGAGCATAGTATTCGTCATCCTCGATGATGAGGATCTTATCGCCGGAAATCAGCGGGATCGCCTCCCGAATATTGATGGTCAGTGTGTGCTTGTAATCGGTCGGCTTCGGTTCGCGCCGGATGTAGGTGATCTCCGGTCCAAAAGAACCGGCGTCCATGGGAACCTTGCCGTCATCGATTATGATCCACTGATCGGCCTGGATGGTCTGGTTGCGCATCCAGCGCCGGCAGAGGTCAAAAGCAACCGGTCGGTCTCCGGTCGGCGTGATTAAGGTGATTTTTCCGCTCATATCATCCTACTGCGTATAAGGATCGTTGATCTTCGTTGTGTATTTTACGTCAAAAACCGCGGCTGCGCCGACTGTCTGCTGCCCTTCGTCCGGGCATTCATCCGTCCCGCCTTCCGTATAGATGATGCCGTCAATGTAATCCGGTGACCGGAACCAGCCCGTGTCCAGGATGCACTTTTTCAGATCGCCCAGGATCTGTTCGGATATTGCCGACGGGTTGTTCGTCCCGAAATCGGCGATGCCCTCGATGCGCATCGTCATCGTGCAGGCCAGTTCGCCGTATTTATGCTCGGCCTTTTCCCGTCCTGGCCAGATGATGACTGCCGGCAGGATATCCGGGTCCACCTTCCGGCGGACGCGCAGGACATTGGCGCCCATGCCGAGGTTGTACCCGTTGGCCACGGTGATCTCGGCCAGTTTGTCCAGAAAGTCCTGAATGATAATTTCCCTGATTGAATCGCTCATGTTACCACCGCCGTGACTGTATATCCGTCATTCTGCTCAATGCTCTGTACCGTGTATGTCGTTGCCCCGACTGTGAACGTGTCTCCCCGGTTCGGTTCCTGACCGATCACAGAGAGCATCGCCTCGATTGTTGTCCCTTTTTCGTAGATCATTGCCGTCATGCCGTCCGGCTGCATCAACACGTTGCGGTTGACAATCAGTCTGCAAGACACCGGAGTCCCGCCAGCTGGGTTATATGTCCCATCTTCCCCCAGTGCGGACCCGAATATGTCTATCAGCGCATTGTTCAGGACCGTGATCGTCATTCCTTTATCTCCAGCCATTCGTCTGTCGGGGCCCCAAGAAGTTCCCGCGGAAATCCGCTCATGGCCCTGACAATGTCTTTGATCTTGCCGTACCGGTCATGCCATCCCTTCTGAAACCGTGAGTATGGCTTGACCTCAAGCACTACGCCGGCGCAGACGATCCTGCTGTAACCGAGCCCGATCGCCACTTCGATCCCCAGCATGGCGGAGGATCCGGATGGCGGATGGTACGGCCAGACACGGTGCCCCAGCTCCGGCATGCAGTGAGTGTGCGTTACATAGTCCAGGTTCCCCCCGGCCTTTTCCCTGCGTTTGCGGAAATCTCCGAACTCCTTCGGATGATACGATACCGCGTGTTCTATTCTCCCCAGGTAACGGTCCGCGCAGTCCAATCCGACGGCCAGGAAATCATATTCATCATGGTTTTTTATTGCGGCCAGATCTTCCTCGAGGCACGGCGCCGTTCCCAGTATGATTATTTTCTGCTTCATCTTTACTGATCTCGATGGCAATATCTGCGTTGCGGATCGTGTTCACCAGCTTGTCCGGGGTGATCTCGTCAATCGGGCAGGTCCCATCGATAAACACTTCCCCGATTTCCCGCATGGCGCCCATCAGCGGATAACGTGATTTAAATCTGATCGTTACCTTTGCCATATAACACCTGTGTTAATGGCGGACGGACACCGCCGCCCGCCTGTTATTGACTAGCTCAATGTGGATTGCACTGCGTACTGCCAGTAGCCGTATCCGACATTATAGATGCGCTTCACACCGTAAAGGTGCTGGTTGTTCTTGAATTCCTCTTCGCTGCCTTCAGCGATGGCATCCACCTGCAGGGGTTGCTCTTCCTGGCGGATGAACGGTTTTGCCGGGGCATCGGTGCGGAACACAAAGAAGTTCGTGGTCGAGGTCAGGCGCGGATTGACGACGCACTGGACATTGAAGCCCTGGGCAGCCGCCGCATTGGCCATCGTGTTGTCATAAGCGCCGGTCGATGCGTTGATGATGCGCGAATAAACGGCGCCCATGCCTGCGCCCATCATATTGGTCGGGACCATGACCAGGAAGTTTTTCGCGTTGGCGTTCATCGGTTCGCCCTGGTCGTCCTTGAAGCTGAACATGTGCTGGATAGTCGACAGGATCGCGGCATTCATTTCGGCCACGGTTGGTGCCGCTGCTGTCGATACATTCAGGCTGGAATAATCGCTGGCTTCCAGCGCGTTGTTCTGTGTGCCGGATGATCCTTCGCTGTGATCGGTGTCAAAGAAATACTGCCCGTCATAGCACACGCCGGACGATCCACCGCCGTTGATGATCAGCGTCGAAAGCAGTTTGCTGTCCAGTTCGGCTGCCCTTCCGGCCAGCTCATTGATGCGGATCTGGATCTGGCCAATCTTGTCTCTGCGCAGCCAGTCAACCGGGATGACCAGTGTGCCTTCCCAGGTCTTATTCGTGATGGTAATGCCGTTGTCCTTGAGGCCCTTCGCCTGGCGCCCGCCGACCCATTCCCGAACGGCAGGACTCATGCCCAGCCATTTGTAGGTCTCGGATTCCTGGTCCGAATTGCCGAAAAACATCGAAATCGGGTTGATCCAGCCCGTTCCTGTGTACGCCTCCAGGGCAGCATAGAAGCTGCCGATAATTGCCCTTGATCCTAAAGAATTTAAACTCATATCAATATCCTCCGTATTTTTTTAATTATGCAGCTGTGATGTAGAACTCAATTTCGCAGGTGTTCGCGGCCACGTAGCGGATAACGTGCCCACAGATACTTGCGCCCGATGCCGTCAACGTGAACGAATTATCAGCGTCGGCGTACACCTTCGCTCCGACGTCGGTCACAGCAACACCGGTCAATGTGATCTGCTTCCTGCCCTTGTTCCATACGCGGACATTGATATTTCCATCAACCGCCACTGCCGAATTGTCTGCCTGGCCGGATGCGAAACCGACAAATGTATCACCGGCCACAAGGCCGCGGGCATAGCCTGAAGTCAGGCCGACGGCTGCGCCCTCATAAATTTTCGTGGATGCCTTCACGGGAAGGTCATTAAAATCACCAAGCTCGTAAGCTCCGGGAGTGTCCTGTGTTAAAGCCATAGTTGTGTCCTCTCTTTCGTTTAGTTTTTTATTTCTTTAAAATGCGGATATTTGCTGCGTTTTTCAGGAATGCGACATAAGCCGACAAACCGCCCAGCTTGAACTCGTTGCGCAGTTCGTGGTTTTTGTCCCATTCGGCTTTCGCCTGGTCCTCAATGGGCAGATTGGCATCGGCTGCAGGTTCGGCTGCTGCCGGGGCCGGGGCTGCTGCTGCAGGCTTGATAGCGTCCTGCGCCAGCTTGGCGGCCTGATCTTCCCTGATTTTTTTCTCGGCGGCGAACACCGCGGCCATGGCTTCGGCGCCGGTTGTTTTTCCGTCGTCCTTGAATGCCTGGATCAGGGATTCGTGTCCGGGCAGTAGTGCCGCCTCGACGTCCTTGATCCTCTGTTGTTCGGCCTTCTGGCCTTCCGTAATGCCTTCCGCGCGGCCGGCGTCAAAACCAGCCTTTTTCCCGGATTCAACTCCTTCCGCCAGGCCAGCGGCCTTTCCCTCTTCAAAAACAGCCGTGAAAATATCCGGATGCTTTGCTTTCAGTTCATCTCTATTCATTGAAAAATCCTCCTTTAATTGGTTAATGACTTCGGTTAGTGTGGCAACACCGTCCACAAGGCCGACGTCAACTGCCGCCTGGCCCATGTATATTTTGCCGTCCGCAGCCTCCAGGACCTGTTCAACCGAACGTGCCCTGTTTTCCGCGACGGATTGGACGAATACCGAGTAAATGCCGTCCACGCGCTCCTGAATGGAGGCGCGACCCTCTTCCGTCAAAGGCCGATGCGCGGAACTGATCCGCTTGAACTTGCCGGCCGTGATTTCCGTGTATTTTTCGCCATACATCCGGTCCTGCTCTGAAACGTCGATGTGCGTGGCGACGACCCCGATGGATCCGATTTCAACCGTCGGGCCCGTGATATAGGACTTGTCAGCGGCGGATCCGATCCAGTAAGCCGCAGAGGCCATCATGCCGTCGGATACCGTCACGATCGGCTTTACTCCCCTGGCCGCCAGGATCTGCGCCGCCAGTTCATGCGTTCCATCCACCGTTCCGCCGGGTGAATCAACGGCCAGAACGATGCTATGGACGGCGGGGTTATCCAAGGCTTCCTGGAAGGCAATGCCGACGTCGCGCATGGACGTCCCGCCGAAAAGATAGCTGAAAAAAGTTCGTGTTTTTGTGAGTACGCCCTGGACAGGTATGATGGCGACACCGCCTTCAACGGCATATGGATCCTCTTTCATAGCTTCCGCCCTGATCGCCTTGATGTCGATCTTGTCGCCTTTCATGTGTGTGGCGTAAATGTCCCGGATCTCCGCCAGTTTCGACGGCACAATCGCCCAGGGATTGTTCATGATATCCAATATTCTCACGTTTCATCCTCCTCATTGACTGGCGCGGCCGCGGCGTCCGGTTCCTTTTGCCCGTTCGGCGCCCACATGCCGATCTCCTGCATCATTTTGCGTTCCTTGACGATGCGCGGGTAATTGCGTTCAAAATCGCCGCCGGTCAGCGCGACGGTTTCTTCGTCGATGGTCGATATGCCCAGATTGATGCGTTTTTCGGCTGCGTTGACTTCCTTCATGGGATCGATCTGCCCTGGCGCGTCTCCGATCCAGATGCTTCCGGTATAGGCTTTCCGGATGCGCGGATCCGTGAAAAACCCCGGGGCCTGGATCCGTCCGATGGCCACGGCCTCCGTGAGCCAGTTTTCATAGATCACCTGGCAGAAGTTCTGCGCCAGCCAGGCCCGCCGGTTACGGAAAAACCGCCAGGACTCCATCAGGGCAGCGCGTGAGGCGCTGTATGACGCGGAAAAGTGGTGAATAAGCACTTCGTATGGAATTTCCAGGGCGACGCCGACATGCTGAAGTATTGCCTTGACAAACGGGTCAAATCCGGAATTCGGGCGCCGTGGATTGGCTGTGCTGACCTTTTCTCCCTTGGCCAGTCCGACCACGGCACCGTTGCCCAGCTTGTAATCCTGGTCACTGGCCAGGGCGTTTGTTTCGGCGTCCGGAAGGAAACTGGCGAAATCGGCAGCGCCGGTTTCCGTTTCAACAAAGACCGTAAACATTCCCGACACAACCGCGGCCATAAGCTCGGCTTCCGTGTATCTATCCAGCATCTTTAATGATTCAATTACAGGGGCCAGGTAAGGAACGCCGCGCGTCTGCCCTGGGCGCCTCATGCGGTATAAATGTATTACATTCCGTAAACCGGTGTTTTTCCCGAAAGCCTCGAACGACTCCCAGGTGAATGATTTTTTGTTGATGTAGCGGTAATTGCCCGGATGCTGCCTGGTGATATGGTAACGGACCGGCGCGCCGTATGCGTCCTTTTCAATGCCGGCGACCAGGGATTCCGTGTCTGACGCAAACTGCGGATTGGACACCCGGTCCGCCTCGATGAGCTGTATTTTCGTCTGATAGGGGAAATTGC